GAGGAGTAGCAAACGAACGACTTGGGCTCTTAGGATCAAAGTCGTACAAGTCTTTCTTTGCAAATGTCAAGTAACCTACAACATCGCGGTGTACTTTGTTATCAACTGCCCACTGGAACCAGTCATCAAATGATACTGCAAGTTCTAAGTGTACAAAGCGGTTAGCCAACGGAGCAGGCATACGGTACGTAACGCCCTTATCAGCTTCACGGTTACCAGCGGCAATAATAAGAACATTATCTGGTAATGTATACTGTCCAACTTTGCGATTCAAAATCAACTGATATGCTGCCGCTTGTACACTAGGAGCCGCTGAGTTCATTTCGTCTAGGAAAAGAATAATGAATTTATATTTAGATGCCATTTCAGCATCTGGCAACTCGCTAGGAGCACCCCAAACCATTTTGTGCTGATTTGGATCGAAGTACGGAATACCTTTGATGTCTGTAGGTTCCCAAAGGCTCAAACGAATATCAATAACTTTGGCTTCCATTTGTTCACCAATCTGATGAACAATATCTGATTTACCAATACCTGGAGGACCCCAAAGGAACAACGGACGCTTTTTCTTAAAAGCACGTACAATGCTTTTCTTTGCGCTGTTAGGAGTAACGGTACGAAGTGTGGAGATTTCCATTTTGTGTTCCTTAAAGGGTTATAAGTGCTTGTGTCTAACTATGTATATATAATAACACTGATAACAGCAAAGGTCAACCACTATTGGAGTCTAAATCGTCTTTTTTATGTCTGTTTAGGGCCTTTGTTAGGCCATACTTGCGTATATCGCCGCTAAACAGGTGTAATTCCATGGCTTTTTTCTCGTTTGTAACAATAATGCCATGCCTACCTAAGTAATACGGACAGTCGATAAAGTTGTCCATCCAAATTATTACATTAGTAGTAAGCTCAAAATCTCTAGGATACGGAACTTCATAGGTAGTAAGTTCTATATCTTCTGTAATAAAGCGAAAGCCTTCATCAGTAAGACGCAGCCCGCCTGTATCTTTTGCTCGTGTGTTCTTCCACCACACCGGAAAATACTCCTTTACAGCAGACTCACCGATACTTTTGTCAGCAGCCTTAAGGAATATTTTAGTGTAGGTTTCTTTCCAGTTCATTCGAAGATCGTTTCGCCTGTGGTAAGTTTAACCACAGAAAATTCGTCACTATTAAACAAATTGTTTAATTTTTTGGCTAGATTAAATGCATGCCCAGGATTTGAGAAGCTGGTCTTTTTATACTTAGGTCCTGGATAGCTAGTAAGCATATTTGCACTTTTAAGATTAAAAGGCTGATTTTGGAAAAACACAGCCCAAATGGCATCAGAATGTAAGACTTGTTCAGTTTTATAAGTCTTTTTATCTACATGTTCTTTTAATATGGTAGGCTTGGGTCTGCTCATATACGTTGTCCTTTAGTTAACTACGCATATATTTATCTCTTTTTAGAGTAGATTTACCACTTGCTTCCGCCATCCATATTAATTTGAATCACATCGTCCGCACCGCTATTCTTACGTGCAAGCAACTGCTCAAGGTCGCCGTTTAATCTTGCCATAACTTCGCCTAGAGTAAATGCAAGGCGTCGAGCTTGATCAATATTCATCTTCAGCTCTTTTTGGTTAGATGCATCAGCGCCCTTAACTTGACTAATAAACTGCTGAATAGGATTAGTGTTTAAAGGTTCAACGGTTGACACAGCTTAACTCCTGACGCATCTCAATTTCACTTTTGAATGGACCTTTAGTAGTGTAACGTTCTACTGTAATAAGTTTAGGACAAAAGCTCTTAACCCAACCTTTTTCAAACTGAATAATATAGTATCCTGCACAGTACAAACTCTTGCTCTTATCGCTTTTAGTAAACAAAGGAAGTTTACGTTTTACGTCAAACATAGGGTTAAAAGGAGTTGAGTTAGTTGCATAACCGTGTACTTCTTTTGTACTGATTTCAGTTATTGCTAACTCAGTCCAACTTAGTTTTTGATCTAATGCTTTAGTAAGTTGGTTTTCAGTATGATAAAATTTAGTACCTGTCGGAGTACTTAAAATATACTGATCCTCATTTAAACTAATAGTGCCAAATTTAACACCTTTGTCTTCAACAATCCAAAACTTATTTTTAATAATTTCTTTTGCATTCATACCGGATACCTCGCATTTAATGGCTCTGCATAATAAGTAGCTTGATCTGCAATACGTTGCATATCCCACTTAGCACAGAATTTCATAAGACGCATGCCTACTTGATCTACTGTCTTAGGCACAGCATGCTCTTTAATTGTAGTAGTAATTAGTTCTTTAATGTGTTCGGGTTGTGCAGTTAAGTCACACAGTACTACATTACGCTGATAATCATCTAGCACACGATGTTCGACACCTTCATGATCAGTCCAACGCTGTAGCATCATGTTATTCCAGTTAAAGCCTTTTGTAACTTTATCTTCAAACGCTTCTGTAAGGCCAACTTTGTTCTTAGTGCCTTTTGTACGCACACCGGGATATGCACTAAACACATTATCACTAGTGTCGCCACGCATACACTTTTCAAAAATTTGCCACTTAGGATTAGGAGCAGGTTTTACTTCTTTGGTCTTCTTGTCAATAATAGGCTCACGCTTCTTATCGTCAAAGTATCCTTTGTGTGTAATAATTGTATTACTCACACCGTTGTACTGCTGTACATTAGGTGCAATAAGTTGTGCAAAGTCGCCATCTGTACTAATAATAATATGAGTGTCATTCGGGTGCATTTGTACCCAACCTGCAATAAGATCATCTGCTTCTAGTTGCTTGTGTTGCATAACAGTACAGTTAGTCTTTTCTGTAACAAAGTTTTTAAACTCGTCAAAGATTTCCCAAAACGCTGTATCTTCTGCAGATTCAGTAGGAGTAAGTTTATCACGTGCAACTTGTCTGTTACGCTTGTAAGGAGCATAAAAGTCCTTACGCCAGCTACGACCTTCTAAACAGAACACAACGTGATCTGCTTTAAAGTCAGTCCATGCTTTCTTTACACTGTTTAGCGTAATGTGTAGTGCCATGCCTACCTTTGTGTCGATATCGCCGCGTACTACGTGACGAGCTCTAAAGAACGTATTTGCTGTGTCTACCAGAATGTATGTACTCATATTATATATGTGCCTTTAGTGTTATCATTATAGCATATGATTGATAGAATGTCAATCATGATACTTCGCTTTTGCTTTTATTAATAGGCACTACGTTAATGTACCCCATTTCTCGCGCTGTGTTAAGACCTTCTTCGCCTAACACTTGCATAGCAATAGTTCGAAACCATCCATCTACAATCTGTTCGTTTGACTCACCGCTATAACCAGCATCAAGTAGTTCTTCAATAAACTGATTATTCCAATCAAGCTCAAAGAAACCGTTCTTAATATTCTTTGGATTAATTTGTGTATCTAACACAGCAACCCATGCTTCGCCTTTAGCAGTAGCAGCTTCTTTTTCTTTAGCAAGAATTGCTCTGCGTAAATATTCATTAGTAGATTCTACAGGCATTTCTTGTTGTACTTTTTCTTCTCTGCCTAGTAGCTTATTGAGCCATTTCATATGTGTTTCCTTAGTTTATCGATTTGTTCATCTTTGTGTACGCCCTGCCTAAGGGCGTTAAGCGCATCGTCATCAAGTCCCCCAGGCATTTCCGAATAAGCTAATGTGGAGTCTCGGAGTGAATCGGTATCCTTTTGCCATAGCAAGTTTTGCAACTTCTTGTACGGTAAGGTTATAACCTTCTGTACGACCGCCCATCGGCATAAGATATACTGGAACATTGATCCCAATTTTTCTGTAAGCCTCGACAGCTCGATCAACTTCTTCAACGTCAACGCTGTCAGCAACAACAAATTTAAAATACATGTCAGCATTAAGTATAGAGCGGTAATTGGCAGCAACAGCAGGCTTAATAGCGTCTGTCCAAGATTCACCAGATACGGAGAGCTTGGGCGAACAACTAAACGTTGTTTTAAATCTTGCCTGATTCTTAAGGTAATCGGCAAACTCCGTGTGTAAAAATTGTGTAGTGTTTGTTTCAAATGTAACATTCTTTAAGTCCTTCATTCTAGGATGCTCAAACAACTCAATATACAAACGCTGCCAAGCAAGTAGCGGTTCACCGCCAGTGAGAATCAAATGGACATCCTGTCCATTATCCATAGTCCACTTACCTTCTGGAGTAAGCGACAGTATATGTTCTACAACTTCGTCGATAGTCTTGTCCATTACAAGATGTTTGAACTCAGGATAGATACTTGCGTAAGTGTCGCAGCCAGTAAACACCAGCGGCAAGTCTTCAAATACTTTTGCAGTTAGATGCACACCGGAGTCAATAAGTTTTTTAACTTCTGGATTATATTTAGCTTTAGGAGTACCACGAGGAAGTCCAAAGTTTTGACAACGGAAGTTGCAACCATATGTACGTAGGAATACACTAGGTACACCTACATATGCACCTTCGCCTTGTATACTGTAAAAGGCTTCGCTATATCTCAATTTCATCGTGCAAACTCCTGTTGCAGTTTAATATTGTCAAAGAATTCTTTCTTTGTACCAGCATCGTGTTTAAAGCTACCTTCAAGTACAGTAGTTTGTGTAAGACTACTATTTGCCATGATGCCGCGATTCTCACAGCATCCGTGTGTTGCTTGAATATACACTCCTAAGTTACTAGTACCTGTAGCAGCTTTAATCTCACGTGCGATGTCATTACACAGTTCTTCTTGTAATGTACCACGTCTAGCACACCACTGTGCAATACGAGTATATTTGCTAAGACCAATTAACTTTTGAGAAGCAATAATGCCAATATAAGCAATGCCACTAACGGGCTGGTGATGATGACTGCACATGCTACGCAACTCACTGCGAACAACCAACATGCCTTCATATCTATCCTCGCTGTCATTTGGGAACGCCGTTGCACTAGGCATAGGATCATAACGTCCGCTCATAATCTCATTGTAGTACATTTTAGCAAGGCGCTTTGCAGTACCTTTGCTGTTAGGATCATTTTCACGATCAATTAGCAGTGTGTCAAGTACACTTTCAAATGCTTGTGCAGCTTCGTTGATAAGGATGTCTTTTGTATCATTGGAAATATATTCGCTGATGTTATCGCCTGCCCAAAAGCGTTTATTTTCCGAGTGCATCTTCTCACGAAGCACTTGAGATAAGTTTTTTTCTGTCATTTATTTCTCCGAGTTATTGACGTGGATGTCTTATATACTATTAAGTATACACTGTTATTTAGGCTTTGTCAAGTAGTTTCTTATAATTTCCTTTTTCAGGAATTACGTGCCTTACGCCACCTCGAGGATCCGCCATGTCCTCTTTGCGTCGTGGAATCAAATGTACATGAGCATATTCTACAGTTTGTCCTGCCGCTTCGCCTACATTCTGTCCTATGTTAAACGCTTCACAATATCCACGTTCTGTCCAATCGTATCCCCACTTGTATGCTGCTTCCCAGCATTTTACAAGATGTTGCCAATCTTCTACTTTAGGAACAAAAAGAACGTGACCTTCTGTTACCGGAAAGTCGTCCTTATATACTGTAAAGTCTTTTGTATCTACTAATACTTCAGTCCAAGGTTTAGTATTCATTAACAGTTTCCCAAGGATAAACTAACCAAACGTCATCTTCTGCTTTGTTAATTTCGTGACAAGTATAATCTACGGTGCCGTTAAACCCACTTGCTAGATTATCTGTAAGTGTAGCAAAGCGAACATTCTTATGCCAAACTGTATTCCAAGTTTCTTCATCGGGCAAACAACTGCTCTGCCAATCTTCTTTAATCCAATTGAATGTAGCACCGCTATTGTTGATATCATCTACAATAAGAATATTCTTACGCAGTGACAGGTCCCATCTTGCACCAGTAATGCCGGTTTCTTCAGCATTATTATATCCAAACGCTTCCTCGCTCATCCAAAGATTACTCTCAGGTCCGCATTCACTATCGCGCAAACTAACTTTAAGTGCTTCGCAGCGAACTTTAAGCATGTTACTAATGATAGTAGCAGGAATATTGCCGCCACGAGTAATTCCTACAATATAATCAGGACGCCAGTTGTCTGCATACATGCTAGTAACAATCTGTACGCACATCTTTTCAATGTCTTGCCAACTGTAATAATGTTTCTTAATCATTTCATGCTCTCCAGTGTTGCAATTTTAGCAATCTTATCACCAAAATCATCGTCCTTGTGAATAATGTAAGTAGTTGTATTAGTACGATCTTTTACCCGATCATATGTTCGAAACTCTACCACACGTCCGCCTATTGCACTAAACACTCTAAAGTTTAGTATAGGGTCAGCATCGCACACAGTTGCTTCAGTATCACGCGAACATGTTACCGTGTCACGACCAACTGTGCATTTTTCTTCTTCATAATCGCTACCTTGCCTTGCCCAGCTAGCTACTAGTTTTTTAAACCATCTCATTTAGATTCCTTAATTGCATCAAATGTTTTATACTTTGCAAGTTGCGACTCATACGCATCTTTTAGTTCTTTTAGCTTAGGATACTTTGCTTCCATATCTACGTGTTGCTTTAATAATAACACAGAGTCACGCAGTTCGTCAAGTTCTTTCATAACATCTCTGCCTTGAACAACAAGAGGAATATCAATCTGCACCGTATTAGGATCTAACGAGTCTCTTATAGTCA